TTTAAGGTCTACTCCCTGAAATATCATTTGTTCCGATATGGACAAACACAAACACGTTGGCTGAAGTTTGGGCATTTAAATATGTATTGATATTTAGAACAAGATCATTTATGGTAGCACCAGGTACGGCTTCATTGACAATTGTTATTCCGTTATTAGGAAATGTTGAGTCTAGTCTGCTTTTCAAGAGTACACTAGGTAATCCCCATGCTATTATGCTTTCACCTAATATCAAAATTGTGTCTATAGTATTTATATAAGGGACACCTTTCATAGCTCTACCTAAGCCCATGTTTAAAGTCATTCCAAAACTCATGTTACATCACATGCACAGGAGTAGCAACGCTGAAGATGTATGTTTTTGAAGCATACAACGCAATACACATAAGTGCTGGGTACTCAATTGGTACATCATCAAGTGTAATCGTTACTGCGGAACCTAATGTCACCACTTCATCAACAATTGGAGAATAATTTCCTAAACTTATTGTTTTTCCTGCACCTAATCCGAAGACTTGCGCCTTAACTCCAGCTCTGTCTTTTACCATTTCACTTTGCATCTCTTTTCCTTTTGTTTTTGATTGGTTCCATTATTTTTTATTGTCCCGCTGTAAATTTTCTGCTCATAGACTTATCCATAAACCAAAATCCAACAACGGTACTTGTGGTAAAAGTCAACAGCCTAAGCATAGTTTGAACAATCTCATACAGCTCATTTGATGACATCTCTATCTTAAGATCCTGGTACATTCCAAAAGCCATGTACGTAACGTAAGAGCTGAAGGCTACTGATCCATAGGTCACTACAACACGCACTAAAGTTCTTGATACATCAACCAACCCATGAATGAAGGTTATCAATATTGCAACCGGCATTGTTATCCATGCGGTCCATCTATCATCATTAAACATCATCTTTTCTATTAACGACATCTTCACATAGTTTTCAGAAAGCTTTAGGATAGATACATTCCTGTCTTTACTCTCCTCAATATCTGCTTGTCCTTCCATCATTATTTTATCGCGCTGCACATTAGCTTCAATCTCTTTAATGGAAGCATCTGTCTCGGCTGCTATCATCTTTAAGTCATGATCTCGCTTTGATTGATTTTCTTGTAGTTTAAAGGATCTTTCTTTTTCATCCGCTAGCAGTTTAATCCAAGCAGTCCCAAGCCCGCCAAGTATCCCGAACAATCCCCCGCTCAATCCGTTTCCCAAGAAACTAATTATCGTATCCATCACAACTCCTTTATGATTAGTTTAAATTCTTCATTGTTCATTGTTTCCATAAACTCTCGCACAGCCGTTCTACTTGAGAATATAGCTTTTTGAAACTTTCCGAACTTGTTTTTAGCCTTTCCTGCACTTTTTCCAAGTGCTATACATCCGCTTAAATGGCTCTGAAACCCTTTGGAAGTATCACCGGCAAAGTTAGCCCCGTGAATCAGTATATAAGTTCTACCTTTTACATCTTGCAAATGAAAAGTCAACCTTTTAAAATGCGGAGAGAATCTTACTTTGCATGTGTATTCTCCAACAGGAACACAGCTAATATTTGTCTGATTGCTTCTATCCGGCAATTCTAGCGAGTGCCACCATATTCCGTAAAAAGTCATGAAGCCACTCGTGCCTTCATCGGTTGTCGGGCATCTAAATAATGTAGCTGTCTTAGATAACATCTGTAGCCTCCTGTAAAATCTAGCCTGACTTTTTGTCTTTGCTATCGATCACCACTGATACTTTAAACTTACCCGCGATAAGCTTCAAGATGCTGTTTAGTGACTTTGTTCCGCTGTGTGCCGATACACCAACGATAACCGCCGTTATATATATGTCTGAGCAAGCACTTATACAAGCGTACATTGCCATCAAGCCCATAAAAGAAGAAGCAAACAGATCGTAAATGAACATCAGCACATTAAGCTTAAACTTGTCTTCGTTCTCCATTCGCTCAAAGTGCCTCACTATTCCTGCAACAATTGAGATCACCAACATCCATGCGTGTTGAAGCATTCCGTCATAGCTGATAAGGTCTTTTATTCCGTCCGTTAATCGTTCCATGCTATCTGTCCTTATCCTCTTTTATAGACTCTATGCAGTGTCTTACCTTGTCTTTACGTTTGGTCAATACCTTCTCAATAAACGAAAGGGCTTTGCACAGATTGTACCTCCAATTTAAGAAGCCTTTGAAACCTTTCTGTAGACGTCTACCCATACGAGAGGACATCGTCTCTTTGCGTTCACCGTTGAACAACTCAGCGTTTGCGTTTTTGTCTACTCTTAGCCAAAATTTAAATGTAAATATTTTTTTCATATTATTCTTTCTCCAATGCTTTGACTTTTTCTGAAAGTTCTTTTATAGCATTCACAAGCACTGGTATTAGATCAGACTCATTAAATTTAAGGTTTTCTAGATCCTCTGTATCTATTATTACAGGATTATCGCCTTCAAGTGCAAGTATGTCTTGGGCTAAAAATCCGTATCTTTCACGCCCACTTGTGTCTTCTGTTTCTCTGCTTTCTCTAAACTTGAAGCTAGTAGGGGACAAGCTATCCACAAAATCTAGACCATAAGGAACTTTTTTGAACTCTGTTTTATCGCGCTTGTCGGACACTACTGTCCACGGCACTTGCACATAAGCATTTGTGACTCCCGTATGACCCATTACTACACGGTTATCTTCCGTTGTTACATTAAATACAGGACCATAACTAATAGTACTACCTACATAATGCCCAAGTGTTATATTCCCTGAGCCTGTCGTTATTGAACTTCCACTAGCAAATCCTACGGCTGTATTGTTGGAACCTGTGGTCAAAGATAAGGTACTAGCTCCAACACCTGTATTTCTGGTGCCTGATATATTGTCATTTAACGCATTATTGCCAATTGCCGTATTATTAATTCCTGATGTATTAGATTCTAATGTAGATGCTCCAACTGCCACATTGCTATATCCAGATGTTACCGCTGCCAAAGATAAGTTCCCTAAAGCCACATTATTAGCCCCTGTGGTTATATCAATAAGCCCTGTGTTACCTATCGCTAGATTTGATAAATTGCTTGTTATAAAGTTGCTTGCTAATATCTGGGCAGGTGTTTGGCCTCTCCATAGGTCTGTATCTAAGCCTGAATCTAGGCCATCAACAGTTAGTAAAGATGCCAATATCTCGGCAGCAGTCTGGTCGGCTGTAGCTTCTGCTTCAATGCCTGCTAACTTTTTGCTATCCAAAGTAAATAGGGTGTTTAATTCGCTTAAACTGTGTACTTCTGCCATTATGCTATCCTCATTTCTTCTGGTGTTAATGCTTTATCGTATATTCTTAAGTTTTTAATATGTCCATACATGTGTCCGGTTCCTGCATTGGTAGATCCTATATATATGTTGCCCGCAGTAGATTCTTCTGGTACGCCGGCACCACTATCTATAAGAGTGCCATTTATGAACATAGTCGTATCAATATTATTATATACAGACCCAAGCCTAGCGTTTACGGGAGGTGTGTCCGTAGTAGCAAAGATAGAACTGCCTTCATAGCTTCTAAGATAACTAAAGACAAAGGCCCTATAGTTTACATCTTTATACATAAGGTATCTAACGGAACTACCTATATCACCCAGAAAGTTATAATCCATAATTGTTGTAGATTCAGCGAACCCGGCTTGAGAATTGTTATTGTAATTAAAATGACACAAGTCCCCTTCTCTTGTAACTGTGCCTGTTGTTGTTGGTATATAGGAGGACGCAAAAGGTAGATTCTCTAGTTGTACGCCATATATATCAATCTCGCTGGCACTATCTAAATAGACCCGCACAAACAATGTGCTGCTTAGAGTGACTTCATATCTATGCCAATTGCCGTCACAAGTAAACTGTGTTTCTCTAAACACTGTACCGTCATACATGGCAATTTTTCCGCTTACTCCAGCAGCACCTTTTACAAACAGTGAGTAAGTATCTTCTGTTGTTGATGTAATATTTCTGTGAAGAACTGCTTCCCCCGCCAATGTCGTACTCAGCGTGGTCGCGGTTGTTGTTTCATCTGGTGCGGTTTTAGTAGTGCTAGTAATTGTGGTATTTGCTCCGAGCGTCCACGCCGCGTTTGCAAAATTATTGCTATAAGTCAATAGGTTTGTACTCGCCCCTTCAATCAATAGCCCCTCTTTCTCAAATCTAGGCTGGTCAATAGCTGCAGTTTTAAGGATGCCGTACCTGTCAACATAAGTGGCTGTGGTAGCTCTTGTAAATGTAACCGACCCAACACCTTGCTTCATTGCCAAAGAGTTCTTCAGCGGTAGATCAAGAAGAGGATTGTTTATGTTTCCGATAGCCCCCGTAAATGGAAGGTTGATTTCCCAGTACGCCGTTGCAGTTGTAGGGTTTTGATTGGTATTTGCTTGCAATGCTCGATAAGATACACCATCTACGCTGACCGAACTAGGAACGGTGTATGAGGTTGCACTATTCCAAACCCCTTTAAAATTAGCACTTGAGGCGGCAGCCGTTTCTGAGACGAGTGCCTTGTTTGCTGAGTCTGATGCGCTTAATGTGTTTTCATTTACCTCGCTTATCTGTGTGTTCATCACACCTATAGAGGCGTTTAACCCGTCTATGACTACGGGAAGGTGTGACCATACATAAGAGGCATCTGCTCTAAACGTCGGTGAACCTTCGTAAGGTATTTGGTTTATATCGAAATTTGCTACTGTTGGTATAGCCATTATGCGTATCCTTCTACTTCAAGTTTGTATGATGTTTTTGAGATCCCTATAGGGGTATCATGGTCTCTCATCTCGCCGTATATCAACAATGATTTGTACCCGCCATCCCTTTCGTCCCCGACAAAGATGCAGGGAGTGTCAACAATAGCCTCGAGGCGGTCTTCAATAGTGTCAACTGCGATAGAGTCGAGCAAGCAGGTAATACTCATCCTTTTATATCTTGCTTTTCTTCTTGTTACAATCTCTCCAAACCCATCGCGTGATTTTGCGGAAACACTGCGCCTTGAGCTTACAGGCTTAGGGTCTGCCAAGCTCAAACCGTAACTTTTTGAATGCCCGAAAACGATATGCCCTACTTCAGGGCTAAATCCAGTGCCTTCAATCCATATCTCAATACTTGAATTGAAAACCATAGGGAGTAACTTATAAAAGCTCCTGTGTGGTTCTATGTTTGCGTACGTCCAGTCGTACCAGTCGTACACATCTCGGCTTTCTGTCTCAAATGTTTCATCTAGCAAGACCGATGCGTTATTCTCGTTTATCAGTTTTACTCTTACGGTTGAAGACTTCAAACCGTCAAGCATCAACACGTCTATATCTGAAGCTGAAAACTTATAATTTATTGAAGTGCTGATACATTTAGATGACCCTAGCTCATCAAATGCCCTGTAGTAGTTTGTGGCTCCATCATCTAACCAGTATGTTCCAATGCCCGTTACAGGGTTCACATCAAGAACAGGGTCGTTGCCCGTAGTGGCTTGAACCGCCTTATATTTTCTGTGTGTGGGTGCGTTAACCTGAACCACCGCACCCACCTGATAAGACGTTAACGGATCGTAAACTGCCACACCTGCTTCGATCTCTGCTACGGATGAGCTGATGATTACCGGTTCAGATTTTGGTGCTATGATCATGAGGCTTGATCCTCCACTTCTTTACGAAGTTTTACAATCTCGTTTGCTTGCTGCATGGTAATATCAGTCAGGTCTTTAACGGTTCCGTTTAGCTCGTCAAGTTGTGACTCCAAACCTTCTTTGATCTGCTGCAATACATTCAGTTCCGTGTCAAGCGTTTCCCCCATATTGTCAAACTGATTAGCAGCGACAAGTTGTGCAAATTGCATATCTCTTGAAGTCTCAAAGTTTGAAGCATTAGAGAGCTGAGATGAATAGCCGATTGTGTTCTGAAGGGACTCGCTAAACCCTTCATAATCCGTACCGCCTGCAAGAGATAAGGACTCTGTCATAGACTTGTAGAATTGATCTAGTCCATACCCTGAACCGTTTGCAGCATCTTTTAGGTTCTTTGATACCGAACTGATGCTTGACATAGACGACTCAATCGTGCTTATGTCACTTGAAACCGTGGACAGTGCGCCGTCTAAAAGGCTTAGTCTTGCTTCTTGAAGCTCCTCTTCTTTCCTTATCATCTCTTCGGCTACAAGCTCTATGGAGTCTAGGTAATTGAGCGCGCTCTCTACTCCATTATCGAAAGCTTGATTTGTTTCATCAGCTAAGACTCTAACTGCATCTGCTTGATCTTGTAAATCTTTAGGGTCTGTGCTTAACAATAGCTCTTGAATTGTGATGCCGAAAGACTCAGATACTTTATCTATTGCCGTTATTTGTGAAGCTAGATAATCGCTTAAGTTACTTCCATCAATTAAGTCGTTTACTTCTTGGGTTGCTTTTGCTAATTCAGCGTTTTTGTATGTTTGTGTGCCTGTTAAATCGTCATACATATCTTTGAATGATGAACTTGCATCTTCCATTGTTGATATAACATCAAACATAGATAAGGCAAAAGTATTTATTGCCTCCTGCGCTGCTCCTACCATTTCCCCTACTGCCAATAACGATTCTTCAGTAGGTATTAGCCAGTCTGCACCAATTTCTGATAAATATGAATAATCCGTAACTAACATCTCACTAAGGGAACTTATATATTCTAAGACCCCATTATTTAATGTGTCAGTAAAATCATAAAGACCTAATTCAGACCCTCCAACTGGATTGTCTGAATATATAGATTGTAGTTTATCGAAAGAATATATTCCACTACCATCTAATTTTTCAAGCCGTAATTTATCTGAATCAAACGTGCTAGATGCCGAACTGACACTTGTTCTACTGACAGCTCCTTTTAGTCCAATCACTTCTAATAGTTCTATTTGTCTATCTAATCTGTCAATTATTAAGTCGTTGTTTCCAATGCTTAATTCTGACTCTGATAATTTTGGAACGGAAGAAGCACTTGAGCCGCCACCCCCTGAGCTTCCGCCAAACATTGTAATGGCGGAAGCCATTAACGCGATCATAGCTAGAACTCGCGCAGGAGCCGTATAAGGATCACCTGATCCTGCAGCAGTTACAGCCGCCGTAGCATTTGCTCCAGCTTCTGCAGACTTAGCAGCTATAACGGCACTTGAAGATGCCACCGCTGAAGCCGCAGCCATGCTGTCGGCTAAGGCGGTTCCTTGGATAGCGAATTGTAAAGCGATTTGCGCACCCTGAAGCAGCTTGTAACCGTCCGAGCTCTCTTTAAAAAATCCCGATGCAGCGCCTGCTAATTGAGAATATCCATCAAGCTCATTGTTTCTTGAAATATTTTTTATTTTTGCAGTATCTTCGTTATATTTTTTCTCTAGTTTTCCCAACTTGAAACTGTCTTTTGAGTATTTCTCTTTATCTTTTCTATATTTTTCATCTAGAGTGATCTGAGCTTTTGTAAAATTCAGGTTATCTACTGACATTTTTGAAAAAGCTGTAGAAACTCCACCTATAGAACCTGCTACACCCTCAAGACCGTTTTGCCAATCTTTGGTGCTTGAAATAAGATCTATCTGCATGTCTAGTATGTTTGACATGCTGTCTAGAGAAGCCATGTCTGTTTCTGATGATTTTAATTGGGTCTTGTTTGATAACTTACTGAGTCCACCTTTTCCACCACTCCCACCTGATCCACCACTTTTAACCGACTTGAAAGCAATGTTTACTTTATCGGTAAACTCTTTAGCATAATCTCTCCCTTCGCTCATAGATGCTACAAGGTCTTGCCATTCTTTTTTTGCAGAAGAAATTGATTCATCAATTTCACTACCCATCTTAGTAATTGGTGCTATATTCCCGCCTCTCATCCATTCAGGAAGACCGTTATAAGCATCTATGTAGAAATTTAGAGTAGATATGACACCGTTTATACCAATCGTAATGCCTTTTACCATATATAAAAAGCCTAGTTCTATTGATTTAACAACCAGTTTAACCCCGTTAAAGGCATCTTTAAGGAATCCAACTCCGTTTATTATTGAATTTATCGCACTTATCGCAAATTTTGTGAAGGATGACACATTTCCTGAAGTCATCGACAACGCAATACTCAAGTCTTCACCAAGCACTTTAGTAAGTGCTTTAGTATAGTCATAAAGGCCGGCATCCATAACGTTCTTTTGAAATATAGTGTAGCTGTCGTTTATGTTGGAGATCATGCCTTCAAGTGTTTTGCTTTGCGCTTCCATAGCTCCTTCATACTTACTATTAAAAATAGCCTCTAAGGTGCTTTCGATAACTTGTGCGTTATTCTCTACGATCTTGCTTTTTGCCTCACCACTTGCACTTGTCCAGTTATAAGTAATCTCATTTCCGGTCTTTGAAGCTTTGATCCCAAACTCTTTTAAACGCTCGTTTTCACCCGTTACAGCGTCAGCCATCGCTTCTACTGCCGAATCAAGGCTTTTGCCCATTGCAGAGGCCGTATCGCCTAATGTTTTCATTGTTCCGTCAGTTGGGTCTATGCCGTATGCTCTTAGCTTAACAAAAGAATCCGTTACGTCTGTGAGTTCGTAAGGTGTTTTTTTGGTAAACTCAGTAATCCAGCCCATTGAAGCAGAAGCTTTTTCGGATGAGCCTTCTATCGTTTCTAGAACTGTGTCAAATTTCTCAAACTCCATAGCTGTCTTAGTAAAATCGACAGCTACATCAACACCCTTCATTACCGTTTGAATGGAAACATAAGCAGCCGCCAAGCCAAGAACACTGTTCTTCATAGAATTAAAAGACTTGTTAAAACTTTTTTCAGTATCTGACACACCTTTACCTAACTTTGACATCTCTTTACGAGTTAGCGTCAGTTCTCCCGTGTCGGCGTCTACTTTTAGTTTTATCTTAAGTGCTTGTTCTTTCATCTTAAAACATCCTGCTTACTTTTCTTTTTTACTGGAAGATATCCAGACCGATCCCATGTTCAATACAACAGGGGTCCACTCTTTTACATCAAAGCCGTTCCACTCAAGAAGGTCTTTGGCTGCCTCGTATTTTTTCCCTGTGGCTCCGCTGAAACCATATTCCCAAGGAATCTGTGTGAAGATCATGGAGAGCATAAACAGCTCTTCGTCATCATCAAGAAACTCTACGGGCTCATCAAGGTTATCTCTGTGTTTCGAGACAGCCTTGTTCAGCGACCCCTCGCCTATTCCGTTTTCTTCCGCCCAGGTATAAAGACGCTTTAGTCGTCTTTTTTCTGCTTTCCCAACATATCTTGAAGTTCTGCAAACTCTTCAAACATGTTTCCGTCAGAATAAAGGTAATCAAGAAGAGCTGTTCTATACGGCTCCGGCGCGCCAAGGTTCTCTTTCATGATGTCCATGATCGTGTCAAGACGCTCATCATCAGAACACTCTTGAAAGCGCTTACCCTGTTCTGTAGACAGAGCAAGCCATGTGAACTCTACCTCTACGTCTTTGTCATTTGCATCTACAAAGACATATTTTTTTGTAACGCTTTTACGGTTGTTTTTTACTCTCATATTTCTCTCCTTTTTTAGCTGTAAACTAAACTGAAATTGTCATTACCGGCACTGCTTTCGCATAACCAACTGCGATCATAAACGATCTTCCCGCCTGAATCTTGCTCGTCGTTGTCCATAGGGTTACAGAAAGGAGCTGTCAGAGTGAGTGTTTCGCCTGCACCGGTGCCAAGGACCACGACAACGGATTTTTTGGTGTTGTTTTTCAACTCCGTCCAGTGCGCGCCATTTCCCTTTGTCTTCACTGCCGTCACCTTAATGACAGGCTTATGATCAGAGATATAGAACTCTTTGAGGTTTGTGGCGTAAGTCTCTTGGATATCGTTTCCCTTGGAGAGCTCAAAGCTTTCAAGATCAATAGCTGCTCCGCCAACCGTGATGGCCGTGACACTTTCGATGATAAAGTTTTTATTAACATCAAGCACCACCGCAGGGTTGGCTTCTGTAGTCTCTTCAATATCGGTAAACCCTTTAAGAGAGAAGTTGAAGACAACCATCTCCCCGACTTTCCCACCAAAACTAAAGTCACCGGCTACCCCCGTCACATTTCTCATGGATCCGTCAAGATATGCCTTTGCTGTACCCTGGACAAAATCCGATGTCGGGGCGTAAGCCACATCAGTCAACGCAGTTATCGTTTCGCTGAGACCACAGATCTTAAGCAGTTCTGCAACCTTGGGCGCAACGCCTGCTGCACCGCTTGACTTTGCCTTAACGTCCACGCCAAAGTCTGCTGTCGTAAAGTCTGAAACATTTTGCGTTTTAGAATTTCCCGTTGCCCCGTTTCCAATGTCTTTGTAATCAATTGACTTTGACTTGGGGTTTATCACCACATTGTTGTCTGTTGTGACAACATCCGCTGCCAAAGGCACACCTGAAGAACTTAGCAGGAAAGTATTTTTACTTGTTAGTTGCTTTGCCATTTTTCACCTCTTTGATATATCCGGCTTCTACTAAAGCCTCGATCTGTTCCGTTTTTTTACTAAGGAACTCGCCTTTTACTTCTTTTCCATCTACAACTATCGTAGAGTTTTTACGAACAACTTCGTACATGGTTAAACTCCTTTCAAATACTGTATTTTTGCCTGCAGGACAATGACCTCAAAGGTCAGATCCTGAAGATCTTTAGAGGTCTCAACAAGCTCGATCTCATCATCATGGTTGATCTCATAGTCAATAAGATCAGTGATAAGAGCAGGCGTTATGGACCTGTCTTTGCAAATAACCGCGGCCGTCACCATCATCTCACTGACAGACTCTTTTTTTCTGCTGATGATCTCAATGCTGTACCCGCTGATATGAACATCCACTATCGCTTTTGCATTAGTAATAAACTGATCTTCCGTCATCTTACTGCTCCGCTAATACCAAAAGTGTCTCAAACTCATTAAAATCAGAATCAAAATTAATAAGTTTGTAGTTTTTGTTATTTATGATAAACACCTCTCCTGCTAAAGGGAGGGGAACATCACTGCTTCTGCATGAAAAACATGTCCCTTCTAAAGACTCAACGACCACATCATCAACCTCCGCAAGTGGAATTTGCACGCCCTTGTAAGTAGCAGAATCCGCAAACTCATCTATGTTGTAGAACACGTCCAGATCTGCGTTCATCTGCTCTTTTAAGGTCATACTATTCTCCTAACTCGTTTTCCAGAACATTGCGTATAGCTTCAACATCTGTGATACCTGAAAGGTCTACAGCTTCATCCGCTGCTAAGGCACGAAGTTGAGATTCATCCATAGCATCAAGATCAAGAATGTCTTTAGGGCTACGAATGGATTCGATCAAGTTGATTAAATCTGCTTTTTTGCCTGGAATCTGTGTCCCACCTAAGTGCTCGCACACTAGCTTAAGCTGAGTAACATTTAATGAATTTAAGTCCTCAACCTGAGCCATCTCTTCAACGCCAACATCACCTTTTTCATCAGAAGGCTCAACAACCTCTTGTGCAGCTTCCGCGTCGACCACTGCTTGAGCATCTTTTAAAGAGATGTCTTTTCCTTTACCCACGAGCAGAGTTTTACCTGCTTCGTGACGTTCACCGCCAACTTTGATGGCATTGCATGTCTTAATAGCTTTCATCTTAGAACACCTTCGCACTGACAATAGCATCGATCTGATGTGCAGCCGGCAAAGGAGCAGACTGGATCATCACAAAACGAACAGATGGATCTTTCTGTTTCCATGATTTTGGATAACGCGGTAAGGCAACCATGTTTGAGCCCAGCTCTTCAATGGCGTCCAGGTCCTTGATCGCACCATAATGGCGACGAAAATCAGCCATCGTAGACGTCAGGACGACTTGACCGTCTGCAAATAAAGGCTGCTCAACACCGGCATCATCTTCGGCCCACTCTTCATATCCGTACAGGTCAATTGACTTCCCGTTAACAATCACATAACCATAATACGAAACGCCATCGCCCAAATCTTCAGGCTTGATCATTCCCAGGTCAATGCGACGTGTATTTAACTTGCTTGCAACCTTTGCATGTTTAACATAAACATTCATCGTCGTGGGGCTGCCGATCATAATGTTCGCTGAAGCACCGCCGTCTTTAGAGATCAATGTAGTCCATGCCTCGATGTCAGAGTCAGGGTCAGAAGCCACATCCGTCCACATATCCGCACCGATCAGAGTCACTTTGTGATTAGCGTCCATAAGAAGGTCAACACGATAGTTCACGCCTTCTCCGATAACATCAACATATCCATTAACAAGCTGTTGGGCGCACATCCACTCTTCACGTCGGGTGATCAAGTCTTCATGCTCATTCAACTCTTCAACCAAAGTAGTTACGGCTCGATTTTGAGCGTTTTCACCCGTATACACATTTTCACCTGCTGCACGATTGTCCACTAGGTCAGATGCATCCGTTGCAAACTTTGGTTTGACATACCCTGGCTTGTAAGAGTTGGTCGTAAAGCCTCGTTTCTCAATGAGCTTTCCTTCAATACGGGGCGATTGAAACGGAGCCATACGGCGTTTTCCCTTAATAATATCAATGTCAACCGTCTCAGCTGTTGATATGTTTACTCTATTAAAAAGAGTATCAAGTAAAAAACGTCCTGCTTTTTTATCCTGACGCATGGCCGGAACCATTGCGCGTGTTGCGAAAATACTAATTGCCATTGTTTATCCCTTAAGCTTTTAAAGCTGATTTAGTGTAGATACCAACATCTCGAAGCGGGGCTTTTACTGATGTTGCACTGTGTCCTGTACCAAAGCTCAATACATTTTCATTGAACTCACCTTTGACGTAAACGGCGACATTTGTCACATCTCCGGCAGAGGCATCACAATCTTCTGCCAAAATAACGTCAGGAGTTTGACTCCCGTCAATTGCCGCAGATGCAGAAAGAATAAACTTTCCACTTGCCGAGATCTTTCCTAAAACAGCACCGCGAACCAATGCCGCTGATGATGCGATTGTCACACTTTCTGCAACCGTTTGTGTTGTTCCGGCAATCAAGTTGTCCGGTGTATATACTTCAGCCATTACGCTTCTCCTCTTGACTCTTTACCAGCGGCCTGCATAGAAGCCACCGTCTCTTCATCCTCAGAAAGTGAGTTGTCCCCACCCTCTTCAGCACCGCCGCTCAACTCAGCCAGAGTTGAACCAAGCTTTTGGCCATCTTCTTTATGCTGAGCAAGTGTTTGCGTCTGTTTTGTCTGCATCGCATCAAAAAGCCCGATCTTCACCTGATCTGGTGTCATTGAACTGTCTGCTATGGCAGAACTAATCACATCTTCGCATCCTGGTTGGGACAGTGCTTGAATTGCCAATACACGTTCACGTTCTGAAGTAGCTGCTGCTGAAATTGCTTCTGCTGAAGTTTGAGCACCCTCTTCTTGTAGTGACACCACAATATCTGGATGACTCTCACGAATTGAATCAAGTGTCACACTTGGCGCATCAACACTCGCAGTTGCAATAATTGCCGCCGCTACTGCTGGAAATTTATCCTGAATTAACGAAGCACTAATATCAGTATCTTTATACATAGGCATAAATACCTCCTTTTTTTTAAGATTGAAGCTCTAACAAAAGAGCCTCAAATGTTGTTATCTCGTCGACCATTCTTGCACTTAAAGCATCATGTCCAATGAGCAGATCACCTTGTCCAAAGTTGTTTAAAACCTCTTCGACTGTGACACCTCTGTTTTCTGCAACATCTTCAACAAAGATTTCGCCTAACCTATCAGCCCATGCTTGGATCTGACTACGCCCCTCTTCTGTTTTCACATCAGGGCGCTTTTTCGGACTTACAGACGAAACGATCTCTATCTTTTCGCTGCCGTCGTCATATAGACTGAACGCATACACTGCACCAATACTTCCAACCATTGCCGTCTTTGATGCAGCAATATGATCACAAGCACTAGCAATCCAGTATCCAGCAGATGCGGCTAAATCATCCACATAACCAATGACGGGTTTGATCTTTTTTGCTTCTACTATAAGTTGCGAAAGTTCTGAAATACCAGCAGCTTGTCCCCCAGGGCTATCAATATTTAAAACAATATGACTGATAGCAGGGTTTTCAACAGCAGCAGTGAGGTCTTCAGCCAATACTTGAGTGGAGGTGTCTCCACATATTTCAGTAAACATGTTTGCATAACGGTAGATACCCCCCACAACGGGAATAATTGCTATACTGCCTCTTGTCTCCACCGTTCTTGTATTTTCAAGCGGTTTAGCTATCTTTGTTGCGAGTGCTTCAACGTCATACTCACGACGTGCGATTTGTGCCATTGTTTCAAGACGTTCTGGCATCATCATCCACGGTTGATTAGACAAAGCCTTCATGATATTACTCATCATCTTCCTTTTTGATAGTTTCTTCTTCAAGAATCACGTTCTTCAAAGCCACAAGACCAGAATCATGCATCTTTGATGTCTCTGATTTGGCACGGCTGATGTTTTGATCAAAGTCAGTTCCGTTAATCTCGGAAGCCTCTCTGGTTCGTGTGCTAAATCCTTCTTCAACTCTCATCAATGCGGCCTTGGTTTCTTGAACCGGATTAAGCTGACCTTGAGACGGCCCATTCCAAGAAGCACGACAATAAGCTTTTCTGATCATCCGATCTTCAAGGAAACCCGGAGCACTAAGATGACCCAGCAAAACAGCCTCAGTCAATACCGCCTCATAAACAGGCTGTGTAAACTTTTGAGAGAACCACGTTCGGCGGCTTCGAAACATCTTCCATGCTTCAAGAAGTGCCGCGCGGGATGCAGAATAAGACGAAGCAAAGTGTTTCATAAGTACTTCATAAGGAAGATTGATCGCAGCGCCTATCTGTTTTAAGACCGCTTGGGTGAACCCGTCAAACGCCGTATTGGGTCGGTTTGGATTTGCCGTGGTGATCTTTTCACCATCAGCAAGACCTATGATCGAGCCTGCTTCAAGGTTCATCTCATTTTCATCATAATTTGCGGTTTCACCTTCAGTTTCCATCCCTCCAGGCGCTTCACCGCTCTCAGTCTCTATAAACACGGTGAAAAGTCCACTTACAACTGCAGCGGTAAGTTCAGCGTGCGTATAATCAGTAAATTGCTTTAAAGGCTCAATAATAGGAGCTAACATAGACACACCCCGTTTTTGACCGGGACGTGTCTTTTCAAATACGTGCAAAACATTTCTACGCCCACTCTTACCGAACACTGGCACAGATGTCCACTGATTTGTAAGCAGGGTGTCTCCCGGGTGGAACTTTGTAAAATGGTAATTTACAGGAGCCCCAAGGCCGTCAACCTCTATCCCCCCGGCAAGATCTTTTGTATCCATCTTGTTGTTCGGGTTACAGCATCTATCTGCTTCAAGAAGCTGAATCGCTAGAGAATACGGCGAGTCCGCACGTTCGATATAAGGCAATGCAGCAAAAATATCGCCACTTGTCAAAGACCCCATAAGCGCAATTGTTTGAAGTTCATAAAAATTACAAGAACGCTCAACATCGGCGTTTTCCGATTCAGCCCAAAAACGAAATATATGTTCTGCCTTACTTTCCCAACCTATTGCATCTTCTTCTGACAGACCAAGAAACTTATAATCTATTTGAGATTGGACCGTTAGCCCTGACCCAATGATGTTAAAGCGCATCGTGTCAATGGCTCCATGAACAATAGGTGCATTACGATACAAATCACGAGAGATCCCGCGAAGTTTTTCTAAAGAAGGAAGGTCATCACTATCGGAAGAACCCGCAACCGCATTGGCAGAGCGCATGGAGCGTCTTGATGTATCAGCACCAATATATCCACCTTGGGAAAGAGCTTCATACTTCATACGAGACTGTATGCGTTTAAGCCCATAACTCGGGGCTACGCTTATAAAAGCACGATCTAACAGGTTTGGTGTTGCGGTTAATTTTGGCATCATTTCCAAACTGCCTTTTTAAACACTGGACCACTACGCTTAGCAACGGTATTCATACCTTCAACATAGTCACGTCCATGTCGATTGATCTTAGCAAGAATCTCTGTCTTCTCCTCTTTTAACAAAGCATAAGAGCGCGTAAGCTCTTTATCGCCCATCTTGTAGCTTATAGCTTTTCGAGCCGCTGAAAGAGAGGTTTCTATTTCATCAAGTTGCTGACCAAGTGTCTGTGCCACGTAACTGCTCCATTATTTTTTCGAATGGAGCAATTTTTACAGAAACACAAAAATAAGAAAAGACAGCAGTTTTGCCGTCTTGCTTTTTGGTAGTGTTTTTTGGTAGGGGGTATAAAAGTTCTTGTTTTAGGGGGTTGAATTATAATTTTTTAAAGATCAAGAGCATTTATATGTGAAAAAACGCATGAAAAAAAAGTTGAAATTTGTAAATTTTATAATTTGTTTCAGGGGGAAACTTAGAAAGATATACCTTTTTTGTTAAAAAAGTATATTTTACTTGCTTTATCTTAAAAAGTATAGTATAATATACCATCTTAAAAGAAAGGAGTTTAAGATGATAAGTAATTTGGAACGATTGCTAATCGGTTTAGCCGCCACCTTAGCAATCATAGAAGCCCTAGTCAGAATGACAGGGTAAGGTTAGAGCCGAAAGGCTCTTGTTTAACAGTACAATTATACCCCACTTTGCTTTTAAGCACAAGAGTGACGGCATTTAGTACCCGATAACATAAAGGATAATCATGTTTAATATTGACCTAATCATCATCACCTTACTCATAGGCGTAGTCTATCTTCAACACCGCAGGATCAATAAGCTTGAAGAGAAGTTATCATGAAGATAACCAACAAGATGCTTGCCGAAGCTTTTGGCAAGTCCGAGCAGAACTTCAAACAGATCCAAAAAGAGCTGAAAGAAGTCTATATCGATGCTTACAAGTTCAGAGAGCTGCAAAAGCTCTCCAGCTCTATTGATGTTGAGCAGATAAATGACCTGAATAACCTTGTAAAGATATTGAAACAAGACTAGGCGCTCAATATTCATGCAATATCAGCCAAAGCATCTTCAATCTTAATAAATTTTTTCATTGCATTTTCCATTGCAAAGTGTAAACAGTACATTTCATGAGATGTTTCTTCATCCCTATAAGATTCTATGGCCTTAAAGATTATTTCAAACAGATACCTAGTGTCTGTAAGTTCACCTGCTAAAAAGTCAACTGTCGGTTCAGATATCATAATACCTCTCCTATAATGTCAATACAGTTCTCTGTCTGGTAAACAACCATCTCTGCAAGGTTGCCGATAACATTTGAGTACCTGTTCTTATACACATCGGTTGCCTCAAATCCATAGTGTTCTAAGACAGTGGCCATGGAGTGAATACGATAAAGGGTCATTTGAACTTCTTCAAGTTCTTTTTCTGTGATACTTCTCAACATGCTTCACCCCCTACACTCTAATCTCGCCCAAGATCGGCCTAGGCTTCACGGACTCGTACATCATGATCCAGTTCATCACCGAACTGACCTGAGACTGATGGATATCTTGATAATCATCCACATCAAAGAAACGCTTGAGCTCTATCCAGATAGCAGGTGCTATCGTGTCTTTGGATACACCAAGATCTTGAGAGATCTCTTTTGCTCGCGCATTGATCGCATCACGCATCTTTTTTCGCGATCGCGAGTCGATGTAAAGGGTTTGCGCAATTTGAGGGGCGGACTCTTTACTCTTAAGTATCTCAACAAGTGCTTCTGTCTGACGAGACTGGTTCTCGATCATCGTCGTCTGGTTGTCGATCATACGCGAGAAGATCAGCATCAAATCGTTTTTTGAAATATCTTGGTCTTGCTTTGGTTTCTCCTCTTTAAGTTCATAGAAGGCTTTTACCAGCTTCTTTTTAAACTCAATAACAATTGGCTTGTTTCTTAATAGCGTCATTAAGAAAGTTGCCTGAGGTTCATTTAGGTAGTAAGTCTTTGGCTGTAGACCATTTCCATTGTTTACCCTTCCGATTTTAAATCGGAGGGTGCCAAACTCTTCAAAGTTTTCATAGTTCTTTGTGATTAAAGTCTGAATACTCTCAACTTTAACTTCTGTGCTTTGAGCCACAACTAAATGGCTAACTCTTGCTTCATTCTCTACAAGTTCTACTAATTCTTGCATAACTAAACTCCCGATACGATAATATAAATACTTCATCAATGATGAAATATACCAAGAATTATTTCACAAAAGATTAATAAAGTCAAGTTATATATTAATCTTTGATTAAAAAAGGTATAATATTTTTCATAAAAGATGATAATTTAGGTTTATAGATGACAAAGAAAGATTTTGACAAAACATTAAAAGACATAGAGCTATCAAGACAAAAGTTCGCAGACTTAACAAAACTTTCCTATGGAGCTGTTAGTAATTGGAATGATGAGAACAAACCTGTTCCAGGCTGGGTACAGTCATGGCTAGAAAACTACATCAAGTCAAAAAGCTACGAACAGATCAAAGATAAAGTCCTTGAGATAGAGGGGATTGAGTAATGCAGATGAGAACAAGACGCACCCGTTGCTTTATACACCGGCTTTGTTTATG